CGTTGTAGACGATGAGCGTGCCGAATTCCCAGCGCACTTGCACACCCCAGTGGTGGCCGGTGTCTTGCACCAGGTAGCCGACATTGCTCGATTGCGGATCTCCGACCAGCCACTTGTCGTAAGCCCAGACCAGATTGCGAGCGCGGTACTGGCTAAATTCAACCAGACTGGTGGTGAGCGTGAACCACACCTGGTCTTGCAAAATCTCGCTCGCGGCTGAGTCATAAACCACGGTGCGATCTGGCAGGTGGACGTATAGGTGCTGATGAGACTTATCGTTACGGGCTTCGAGCTTGACCGTAGCCAGCTGCGCCTCGGTGTAATTGAGCAGCAGAGTGTCGATCTCTTGCGAGCTGATCTTTTGGGTCTGCGCTGAAACCCCGAGGTAGATGCCTGGTGCCTCGTTTCGACCACTGCCAAGAAAAGCGATGCGATCAGAGTAGACGCAGCAGGCGAATGTGCCGAGAACGCCCTTCGGAATCTGAGCGCCATCAATGCGTGCGAATGGAAAAAAGTCTCCGCCCACGTTGTCAAACACCTCGATGGTGTTGAGGTTCAGTGCGTAGACCTCGTTCCTGAGTTTGAGCAAGGCCACAACGGGGTCAGGATCGACTTCGGACGATCCATATTTCAGCGGGTTGACTTGGGTCGGGTCGTTCAGCTCGGTGACGATCAGAAACTCGCCGTCTGTCGTCATGAAGTAGCCATCGACCCAGACCACATCCAGCACCAATCCAAGGTCTGGGTCTGTAACCTGCGTCAAGGTTGAGCCGTCCCAATAATAAAGACGCCCACCCGATGCGATGGCCAAGAGGTCGAAGCTGTAGTCAAATGTCACCAGCGTGTTGATCGGGCCTCCAACGTCTCCCAACTCAGTCACAACGCCATTGCTGGCTACGATCACGAGCTTGGTTCCCATGACCCGGTAGCAGACGGCGTTCCAGTTGATGCCGCCGCGGTCAACGCCTGGGCCTGTGCCGTTGGCCACAATGCCGTCGCCTGGCCGCAAGAACCCATTGCTGATGCCAGACTGCTTTGGCACGGGGACAAAGTTGACAGGGTAAGCGGTGCGCAGCTCTGGAGCGTTGTCAGCGTAAATGCCGTTAAGGATTGGGATTTGCATTGACTACTTCGCCTTGTTTCTGGCCGAGATTTTCTTGGCCTTGGCTTGTGCATCAGCCTTGGACGATGCGCCCCAAGCTCTCAGACTCAGCAGCAGGCGGGTCGGTTCGCCGTCCTTGTACTCTGGGCCAGGATTGCCACCCATGCGAGCCAAGAACGATGCCCTGCGCGGGTTGTCGCCAGTTTTGACTGGAGGCTTCAAGTTCATGCCATCGGCCTTGGCAGCAGCACGGCCCTTGGCGTTCAAGCCGCCCTTGGGGTTCTGGCCTTCTTTGCGTGCGTAGACTGGAGTTTTCATCGAAAGCTCTTGGTCTTTGCAGCCACCTTCTTGGGCTGCTTTGCAAACTGCTTGCCTTCCTTTGTGGCCTCACGCTTTGCCCGTGTGGTTGCAGCATACTCAGCCGCAGTCAGGGCTTTGATGGCCTTTTCGGGCAGGTAACGCTCGCCAGTCTCAGACGATGGCTTGCCTGACTTGGTGCGCCAGTTCTGGCTTGACCAATCCTTCAGGCTTTTCTGTGAGGCTTTCATTTGTAGCCACCGCCCTTTTCCTTGTACTGCTTTGCCAACATCTGAGCTTTTCTGGCCGACCATTCGCCAGGATCGCCGCCCTTCGTACCTGATTTGATTTTCTCAAACAGGGCTTTGCGCATCGTGGGCTTTGTGTAGTTCCCTGCCGCATTGACAGAGGACTTAGGCTTGGTGGCCATTACGCAGCCACGCCTTTGATCACTGCAAAGTTGAATACTGGGGTCTCAGTCGTCGTGCCGCCAGTGGTGCGGAATGTGATATTGAAACTTCCAGCCGCCACCGCAGTGACCATCAGGTCATAGAGATCGGTGCCTGACTTCTGGCTCAAGATGATCACATCGGTTGCCGCCACCGTGCTATTGGTCACGGTGAAGGTCGCTGCGGTTGTTGTTCCTGCCGCGCTAAACAGCGTGATTGCGCCTGTGGTCTTGTTCAGCACCACGGGGGTGGTGCGGCTTGTGATTTGAGTAACAGCGCCGCCTGCGCCCGTTGCGTAACCTACGCCAGCCGTGCCAGTCGATGCAATCACGCCCGTCGCGGTCAGACTTGTGCCGGTGGCTGCGCCGATTACTGGCGTCACCATGACCATGCCCGTGCTGGTGCAAGCCGAAATGACCCCGCTGGCGACTGTGCCCAAGGCTGGGGTCACCAATGCGGGACTGGTGAATGTCCCGGTGCTTACCGTTGGGTTGGTGATTGTCGGGGTCGCCAGCGTCGGGCTAGTTCCAAACACCAATACACCAGTTCCCGTTTCATCTGTCATCGCTGCCCGTAGGTTGGCACTTGATGGCGTAGCCAAGAAAGTCTGCACCCCGGCGGCATAGACCGTCTCAGCGTTGATCTGATACCACGAGTTCGTAGGTTGGTAGAAGCGAATCGCTGTTGCCGTACCGGCTGCCAAGGATGTCACACCACCGTAGATGGCTGATGCGCCATTCAAGGCAATGGTCAGCGAGGTGATCTCTTGGGTGGTCGTGATCAGCACTGAAGTGCCATCAGGCACGCCAGTATTCAAAGGCAGGGTGATCGTGCCAGTTGCCAGCGTTCCGGCAGGTTGCAGCAGCATCCATTGGTCATTGCTGACAGGGGTCGGCACGGTGATGTTGAAGCCATTGCCAGGCACAAACAGATTCACCGCCAGCGTTGGCGAGGCAAAGCTCTGCTGGAAAAACGTCAACAAACTGCCAATGGATGTTCGGCGAGCGTCGCCATTGTTGGGCGAGTAAACCGGAAGCTGATCCCCGCTCGAAATCGTGTTCAGGACGGGAAGCTGATTGATCGTTGGCATGATTGTCCTTAATAGTACTCAATAGGCCCATCAGGGCCAGCAGTGACTGGGTTGGCTGGTGGGCGGATGAATGGATTGTCGTAGACGCGCCAAGGCTTGTTGCCAGCACCGGCAGGCATGGTGGCCGGCAGTTGCTTCTCAAGCGGGAACGTGGCTCTTTGCAGCAGGATGTCATAGCCCTGCTTGGCCGTGGTCTTGGTCTCCATCATCACTTGCTTGCCGTAGGACGGAGCCAGCCTGATGCCCAGGCTACAAATGATGGCCTCATACGCCGAATCAGGAACCAGCGTTTCCTCATCAAGGTCGCTGTCCTGTGGGCTGGATGGCAAAGGGTATCCCAGACGGATGCCCTTGGCGTTCCAGTCTGCCATCATTGCGTCAAGGCGGCGCAGAGCAGATTGAAGCTGCTCGGGCTGTAGATCAAACACATAAGACGCCAGACCGATCTCCTCAAAGGAGGCGCTTATGAATTGTCGCTTTGTGTAGCCCATGCTGCTTCCTCGATGTGTTTTAGAAGTGTCGCATCTGACCAGCGTTTGTCAATCTTCAGCCCAATCGCCTCAGCCTGTTGCAGCATTTCTTCGCGGGTTGGTGGGCCTTCTTCCACAGAGGTTTCAATCTCATGGACTTGCACAGCCTGTCCACCAATGGGCGATGGACGCACTTGCTTGATCGCCTTGCGCTCAATGGCCTGCGCTTTTTTCAGCTTGCGCTTTTGCAGCCGCAGCTCCCGCCATGGGGCGAGAGCTTTGGTCTTGACGATTGCGGCTGACTTGATCATTTCTTCATCGGTGCTTTGCTTGGCTTGCCTGCGGCTTTTGCCGACTTGCTTGCCATCCCAAGCGCCATTGCAACGGCTTGCTTCTGTGGCTTGCCAGATTTCATTTCCGTCTTGATATTCTTGGAAACGGTCTTGTCTGAATAACCTTTTTTCATCATCTCGTTCTCCATTAAAAAACAGGCCAACATCTCTGCTGGCCTGTCTGTTTCACTTACATGATGCGATACACGATGAATGTGTTGGCAGCAGTCTTGCGGAGACGGAAACGTGCCGCTGAGCCAGAAGTGGCACCAGTTGCAGCACCGCCCACGATGGTCACGCCTGTGTTGACCGTGATGGTCAAAGCAAATGCAGCCAAGGTGATAAGGCTGAAGTCGAACGAGTCATCAATAGCGAACACCGTTGCGGCTTCAAGCGTGGCGGCTGTTGGCAATTGAATGTTGCGACCAGTCGTTGGAGTTGCCGTGATGATACTGGTGAGCAACTCAGCCGCAGTCATGACCATCGAACCGCCATCAGCAATGTTGGCTGGTGCAGGTTGATTCTGCCAATTGCCATCGTTGCCGATCTGTGGTGCTACTCCAACGCTATACAAAACACCTGACGCGCCAGCTTGAATGGTCACATTGGTGGCATTGGTAAATGCACTTGAGATATAGGTGGCGTTATCAACCACGGTCAACAGGTCTTGTGCTTCTGGAAAGTTGGGGAAACCGACTTCCTGAAACACGTTTGCTGGCGAGAAAGATTGAATGGCGATCTTCTGTCCAGCAGGAACAGTAACGGTGGCCGTGCCCTGAGTAAAAATTGCTTGGTAGCTCATGATGATTCCTTAGGCTTGATTGAACAGCAAGATACCAGACATTTCTGGTTGCTTGTTGACCACGCCGAACAAGGTATCGAGGCGATACTTGGTCTTCATGGTGTTGACGTCGTACTGCTTTTGCATGACCAGCTCGATGCCCTGGTCGGTGCTTGCACGCATCACTGCGACACCAGCATCAGACGGGACAGCGTAACGGCCAGGCAAAATCTCCAGCGCATCCTTCTGCCAGAAGCAGTTCACCGGTGCAGTGGTGGTATTCAAGCGGTTGATGGTGCGACCAGAAGCAGCGGTGACGATGCAGTTCTGGTATTGCAGTTCAGCGTCCGTGCCACCCTGTGCCGAGATGATCGGTGGGGTGATAACGCAAGTCGTTCCAGTGACCACTTGCACAACACGGAAGGTCTTTGAGAAACCCGTGCCCTGCTTAGTGATGTGATGAACAGCCTCGACGCCTTGGATTTCGATGGCAGAGCCAGCAGGCAGGTCGGTGGTGCTCGACACGGTAATCGTTTGGAAACGATTGTCCACGTTCTGCGTTTCACCGGTCGTTGCGGTCGAAGTTGCCACTGGCACGTAGTAGTTATTGGCTCCCACCAAGGTGCTCATGGTTGGGTCAGAACCAGTCGCACCGGTGAGGCGGTTGGCATAGTCCAGCTTGTAGGTCTCAAAGCCAGCGACCATGCCGACGTAAGAACGCTCGAAGGCGGTATTCGACTTGGTTCCACCGAAACTACGGGCTGCACCACCACCAGTAGCGCCACCAGCGATGTTGCCAGCGATGCCGTTGTAGTCGCGTGAAGACAGGGCTAGGTAACGGTCAAAGGCTTGGACGCCCTGCTCGTTCATGATCGAGTCGCACAGGGCCACATCGTCGTAGTCACCAGCAGCGGTGCTCACGGTAACGACCAGCGAGCCCTGGGCTGCGGCCACGTTCATGATTGCGATGTTGATGTCGGACGCCAGCTTTTGCTTGGCAGCTTCGCCGAGACGACCTTCTTGCAGGGCATCACGCAGCTCGAGTGCGTCCAGAATGAACGGCACGGACTTCTGGAAGCCGAGCGTTGCAGGAACGGAAAGCTGGGTGTATGCGCCGAAGTTGCCCGTCTGATCCATGCCGTCATACGACTGGGCAATGTAAGGCTGTGGACGATAGATGACGTTGTTCGTCCGCTCCATCATCGAACTCTCGGTGTTGTAGATGGACACGTTGCGGGACAAAACCAGCGCGTCGTTGAAGCCTTCGAGGATGTCCTCGAACGCGACGCGCTCTTCTTTTGAAAAACTATTGCTCATGAAAAACTCCTAGTGATTTATTTGGATGCTGTCCGTTTTTGCGCCTTGTACTGGATGACCTTGGTCATGTTTCCAGTACGTGCCGCATCTTCTCGCAGCCGTTCAAGGGTTGAGTCTACTGCGCCAGAAACTCGGCCCGTACCGGACACGATTCTCTCTGGCGGTGGTGCTGCTCTGCGGTTGGTAACTTTCAAGTCTTTCTCCAGTTTCGCTACCGCGAAAGCAAACTTTACGGGGTCTTTGATGGCTGCCAGTTCTTGCGCCTTCTTTGGATTCTTTCCGAGTGCGTAGACAACCAGCGCGGGATTATCCGCACCTTGGAGCATTACGCCTTGCTGGGTGACGTTGAACAATTCCTGGGCCATAGCCTCGGCATCGTCAAAGTCTTTGACTCGCAGCTCAGCTTTCGCCTTACCGTAGCCTTCCAGTTTGGCTTGCCATGCTTTCTGCTGGGTCATAACTTCAGCTTCTTGCTTGGCGTTGATCTCGTCGGCTTGGCGCTTGCGCTCAAACCAGTTCGTCAATGCTTCCTCAAACTTCTCGGCGTCGTAATCGTGATCTTCGAGGCTTGGCTTTTTGCCCAGCACGACTGGCTTGATCTCAGTCTGTGCGGAGGTTTGGAGCCTGCCTTGCAGTTCTCGATTCTGGCGCTGTAGTTCTCGGTTCGTCTTGCGCAGCTCGCGAACCCATTCAGGCGCTTGAGTCTGTTCTTCGGGAGGTGGCGCTTCCTCCCCACTAATGGAGACTACAACTTCGTCGGATTCCTCGTCATCTTGGTCTGTGGCCTGATCGTCCTGGACTTGTGCCCTAGGTTGCTCGGTGACCTCGTCCTCGATGACTGCAGTATCCTCGTCGTTGTCGATCTCCTGATCTGCCTTTTCGTTCATCTATTGCCCCGTCTCAAGCTCACCCATTGATGCGGCTGGGTGGATGCCGTTGTTTGCATTATCGCCCGTTTCAAGTTATCGAACAACAGGCTGAATAATCTGGCCTCGCAGTATCTCTTGCACCGCCTCAGCATTGGTAAGCGCCATATTCTGAGCGGTCTCATCAACCTTGCTCAAGGTCTCCAGCGTCTTGGCCCTGCTGAGTTCAGCATCGGCCACGGTCTTGACCGTGCTGGCTCGAGCCTGGGCTGCCTTGGCGGTGGCCTCCTCGGCTGCGGCTTGCAAGTACATTGAATTCGGGTCTTGCGGTGTGCCTTGCATCTCGGCCATGAGTTCTTGGGCCTCGTTGTCTGTCGGCTTGACCACGCCCATGCGCAAGAGCTTCTTGCGGAAATAGGCGTTGGCGTCACCGATGCCCTCGCCTTCCATGTTCATCATGGCCATGGCTGTGATGACCTGTTGGGTTTCTGGGTCTTGGGTAATCTGGAGCATGCCGGTCAGCGCCCTGACAGTAGCAGCACGCTTGCTGCTGCTGGATGGCCCGACTTCGGACACCACATCAAAGGTCGCAGAACTCAAGTCGTTTGCCATCACCACCGCGCCTGTTTCAGTGTCAATCGTGGGCTGCATCAGCTCCACCATTCCGGCTTCGCCAGTCGGGGCGATGGTCTTCATCTTGCGCTTGTCTTCGGTGTAGATTTCCTTGGCCATCGAGAGCCATATCTCTCCGCAGCGTTTCATGCCCTTTGCAAAGTTGGACATGTAAATGTACGTCTGCATATCCACACGAGTCTGGATCATCTCCACCGCTTTGCCGGATACGCCTGACACCATCTTGTCAGCACCTTGCGGGTTGCCCAGAATGTCCTGCATATCTTGCTCTGTGATCTGCAAGAGGGTCGCCATCGCAGGCGGGATTGCTGCGCTGCGGGTATAGGCAACGGGGCCAGTGACCGTTTGGTTTCCGTCTTGATCGGTGATCGGGTTGACCAACAGATATGGGTAATCACGCAAGTTGTCTTCAGCCCACATGACTTGGTGGCCTGCGACCTGTTCGGGGGTCAAGATTGGTTTCTCGATGCTGGACAGGGCTGAAATCTCGCCCAGCTTGGAGAGCTGCATGTTCTTCAGGCGTTGGGCATCTTTGGCCAGGCGCACTGCACCCATGCAGCGTTCGATGTTGTCCACGAACCAGCGTTTGCCGTAGACGGGCACGATGGGAATGCACTTGCCAGCAATGTAGCCTGCGTCTTCCAGCACCTTGCCGCCCGACATGATGTATTTTCGAACCCGCGTGCGCTTGATGCGCTTTTGGCGTACCTCGCGGGTGCCGATGGCCAGCAAGGTTTCTTCCAGCATTTCATCGTTCTCGAAATCTTGCTGGCTGTAACGCTCCTCGGTTCCGTCAACGCCCTCGAAGATGCGGATCGTCTCAGTCTTTTCCTCGACCTTGTAATACTCAGCCACAAAGACCACGTCAGGGGTTGCCCAGTCGAATTCATACTGGTGGATGATCTTGGGCCAGTCGGATGGGTCGTCGTTGTAGATTTCCTTGTAGCTTTCGCGGGTCATGCTGTTGACCACAAAGCAATATCTGGCGTCGGACTTGTCCTGGCGCTTGGCGTTCAGGTCAAAGAACACCGAGCTGTCGGCATCGAAGATCGGCTCGAAGCGGATGCGCTGACGATCATCCTCGGAATCTTCTTCATCCTCATAGACGGTGCGCAGACGCCACGCGCCAAAGCCACCGCCCACAGCCTCCTCAAAGGCGTTGTCGTAGGCTTCGTCGGCCACCGACGCCTGCTCGTCTGCACGGTAAAGACCGTCGCAAACCTCGGCCAGCTTGTCGTTTTCCGTGCCGTCTTTGCTGACGTAATCAACGGTGATGCGGTTGTTGCGGTACTCGTTGACGATCCTGATCACGGCCAGCATGATCTTGTTGACTTCAAACTTGGGCTTGTTCTCGTATTGATCCCAGAGCGGGCCTTCCCACTGTGCGCCGCAAAGACTGTAGAAGCGCCGGTCTTGCAGGCATTGCAGTCGCTCATCGCGCAGCGCGGTCTGAATGTCGTTGTACTGCCGCAAGGCTTCAGCGTGCAGATTCGAGAGCCGCTGATCGTTGGATAGTCGAGCCATGTGAGGTTTCCTCAATTTGTGCGATTGTCTCACCACTTCTTAATGTTTGCGATGGGTGTGAAACTCGCTGGCTTTGTAATGGCTGCACGCCGGACGCCTTCGCAGGCGTAGCGCAAAGCGTCAATGACGTGGTTTTTCTTGTCTTCGAGCACCGGCAATATCTTGCCAGTCAATGGGTCTGTTTTGTAGCTGTAAAGGGTCAGCTCGTCAATCGTGTGAATGCAGCGCGGGTGAACCACGATGTCGTAGTTCTTCAGAAACTGGATGCCCTCCTCAACAGATCGCGGGCCTTTGACAGCGGTCATGATCTTGGGGAACCCGTTCTTGCGCATGTGGCTGATCGTCTCAGGCCTGGCCGAGTCTGCCACGATGGGCCACTTCTCGGACTCAGGCACCTGCATGAACAGCTCGGGCGTGTTGACGATCTCGCAGCCCACCATGTAGACCTCGTAGTCGATGTAGAGCGTGCGCCCGATGATGTGGCAGCGCACCAGCGTAGTCGGATCGACTGCGAAGCCCCAGTCAGCGCCAAGCCGATGGATGGCGTCAGGCGGTGCGTCGAAGTCCTCAATGCGCCAGTTGTTGAACACTCGGCTATTGCTGTTGGTCAGATACTGACCCATCCAGACGTGAGCATACTTGTCGGAATCGCGCCGCTTGTCGTACTCCATCTCGTCGCGCAGGACGTCTGGGAACCAAGGGTTGTCAGTGAAGTTCACCCGCAGGACAGTCGCGTCCTTCGGTGGCGTCGGGCCACGCAGCAGGAAGTCCACCGGGTCGGACTGCTGGCGAGGGTTCCAAGTGAACCACAGTTCGCTGTCAGGCTTGCGAATCGTTGGCCGCAGCAAGTCAAGGCTGGTCTGGCTCAGGGACTGGGCCTCTTCCACCCAGGCGCAGTCGTAGCCTTCCAGCGACTTGATGCTGTCTGCCGTGTGATTCTGCATGCCCTGGAAGATGATCGCACCGTCGCCCTTCTTGGACTTGATGACGGCTTCCTGCACCTCGAAGTAAGCGCCGGCATTCATGTCCTGAATCTTGGTCTCGAGCAGGCGCTTCACGGACTGGTTCAGCGACTTCTGAATCTCGCGCACGCAAACGCTGCGCCGCTTCTGATCCATGATGTGAGCCTCGATCATCAGCTCGGCGAACATGTGCGACTTGCCAGAGCCTCGCCCGCCCCACGCGCCCTTGTAGCGGCTTGGCTCCAGCAAAGGCACAGCCCATTCTGGAGTCGATAGCTGCAAGACGCTCATGTCTTGACGATCACCCGCTCAATGCGCTGCACCAGTGGATTGGCAGGGTCGCCAGAAACTTCGATCTTGTCGCCAAACTTCTTGGGTGCCAGCTTGGACAGCAACCATTTGCGGGTGTCCACTTGCAGCTTGTGCTTCTGTACAGCCGCCCAGTCTTTCTTCCCGTCTGGCAGAAAACCAACGTCTGAATCACTCAACTCCAGCACCTCTTGCGCCATGCGTTCAATCAAGTCTTCCCTCGCGCGCGCATATTCTGCGGCTAAAGCGTCATCATCGTTCAACCATGTGTTGAATGTGCTCTGATGCACTCCGGCCGCCTCACATGACTTGAGAGCACTCAACCCATTGCGCATTCCTTGCAGCACCAATGCAGTGACTGAGGCTCGATCTTCGCTGCCGGGTTTAGTTCGCTTGATTATCCCTTGTGTTTTCTTTTCTTTTGTATTCATGCTTGATTTTCCTTAAATGTAATTCCCTGACTTAGATTTTGTTTACTGTTGAAATGTTTTATCACCAGCATTCAACCATTGATTTTCTGTCCGATAAAACTTCCACTGAGCAGCTTCTGCCTCAGTAAATGTTTCTTCACTAACTGGCGCCCCTGTAATCCAAGAGAACAACTCCACCGTCACTCTCCCGTTTGACCTCCCCAGCACGATGCCTTGCAACGCCACCTCGCCGTTCTCATCCACCGTGTGGAAAAACTTTCCCTTCTCCATCCCCATGTTAGTGCTCCCCAACTTTGTTAAAAAACCTGCCCCGCCCCCACCGCATCCCGTTGCCCCTACTGCCCCTAACGTATACGTTTTAGGGGCAGGGAGGGGCACAAATAACGGGCTTTTGCCCCTGTTGCCCCTGCCGCCCCTAGGGGCACAAAGGGGCATTAGGGGCATTGTGTTGGCTCATTTTTTTGCATCAACATCACGCTCGCCTGCACCTCATTGACGAACACCCAACCGCCGTCGCATGACTCCAGAGTGCCTGCATTGAGCAATGGTGAGATGATCCCATCTGGCCGAGAAGCATCCATTTTATTCCTGGCGGTGCGTTCAGCCACCCCATCTTTAATTAACAAATCCCGCAACCCTGCCCTGCTCAAATAAGGTAATCCTTTGCGCTCTTCTGTACCAGAAGCCCACCAAGCACGCTCAACCATTCTGACATTCTCATCATACTTTGATGGTTTCTTGTTTGGTTTATTGTTGGTGGATTCATCGTCTTGAATAGCCACGCAAGTCGTTGCTTGGTTACCAAACTTGGATACACCCATCTCAACCACCTCCAGTTTGAAGTAGATGGTTTCTCCCTTGCTTGGCAGTTCGCGTTGCTTGGTCACGTTGACCATGCGGATGCCGTCTTTTTCAATCACCTCAATCTCGGTGTCAATGTGAGCGCGGATGCCTGACCAGCCTCGAGCGCCTTTGGCTGCGTCCTTGCCGTTGTGGTGGACGATCATCAAGGCGGCTTTGGTGGCGGTGGCTACCTGGTCAAAACGAGCCATGACCGGCCCCATGTCTTCACCGCTGTTTTCGTTGGCTCCTGCGCTCATGCGTGCCAAGGTATCGCCAATGATGAGGCGCACGGGTTGGCCCTTCATCTGCTCAATGGAGCGCACCAACTCAATCACATCGTAGGCATCTTGGTCGCCGGTGTAAAAGTTGATAGGCACGGGCACCATTGCCAAGTTCTCAAGGTTGCAGTTGTGATACTTTTTGATGGCTTGCATCCGTGATCTGATGCTGGCCGGGGCTTCGGTTGCCAAGTAGATCACCAGACCTGGGTCGGTCTTGCGTCCGTAGCACAGCGTGCCGCTTGCGATTGCGGTGGCAACTGAGAGCGCCCAAAAGGTTTTGCCTGAGTTGCTGTCGCCATAGACCACCACCGAGCTGCCAATGGTCATCAAGCCCTCAACCAGTTCGTTTGGCGCTTCGTACTCGCTGCCGAGCTGGTCGCCAAAGACCACCTTGAGCTTATCAAAGACAGCGGTGCCGGTCTGCTGAATCAACAATGCGGTCAAGTCGTTTCCAGCTTGAGCGTAATCATTGACGTCACCAAGAACTGGCGGCATCACCATCCGCGCCCCATGCTTGGCGCAGGCTTGCTCTGCGTACCTTTGGCCGACTCCGCTCTTATCATTGTCGGCCACAATCACCAAATCGCTGGTTGGGTGCAGGCCGCGCATGGTTGCGGTCACCGGCACAAGGTTGGACGCTGAGTATGCAACGACAACCGGCCTTAAGGTGACTTGATGGATGGTCGCAGCCGTGGCATAGCCTTCGGCAACGTAAATGCTGCCAGGCTCGTCCATTGACCCCAGCACCCAGAACTTGCCGTTGGTCGAACCGCCTGGGTGGTATAGCTTGCCGCCCTCGCTGTCGATGTACTGGAGTGATGCCAGCGTGCCATCCTGATCGTACAAAGGCACCACCAGACGCCCATCGCCTGTGACCCGTGCGCCGTGAGGAGCGATGCCCTTGCGCCGCAAATATGGATGGTCTACTGACGCGCTTATGCAGTCGCTCCAGATGGTGTCAACCACATCCGCAGCCACCTCGTGCTTGCGTGCCTGCTCGAGGTCGCGGGCGGCTTTGGCTTCGCTCATGCGGCGGGCAAAGGCCATCTCATCGGCCTGGTTGAGCTGCCTGCCCACCTCTGCCCGCCAGGTCTGCTCCATGCCCGCACGCCAACAGCCAAAGCGCCCTGCTGGGATGCCGTCGCTGAACGCGATGTACCAACCAGGCTTGTCGCCGTGGCCTGGCGAGCCCTTGGTGCCGGAGCGGAAGCGATGAATCTTGCCGTCGAGGTGGATGGTGTCCGGCGGTTCCAAACCAGCATCGCGCATGGCGTCTTGGAGCTGCTGCTCCGGTGGTGCCAGCACGGGTGCGGGAGGTGGCGACCATGAGCCGCCGAGGATGTGTCTTAGATCAGCCATTGACCGCCACCGTGCTGGTGTCGCGCAGATAGTTCTCAATGCTTCGCATGGTGGACTTGCTGGGCCTGGTCTTGCCGTTGACCAGCCGGTACAGCGTGAACACGCTCAGGCCAGTAGCTTCGGCCACCACCGGCAGCTTCCGGTCGGCCAAGCGTTGTTGAATTTCGGTAAGGTTCATGTGATGTCAAAAAAAGTTGCAGAAAGTTTGCAAATAGTAGCACAAGATCAAAAAGTGATGTTATAGTTTCACTCATGCGCTGAACAGATGGTCTGACTAGCGCGAAACAGGAGAAGCAAAATGGAACAGCAAAACGCACAAGGTTCAGTTCGCATCGGCAGCACCGGCAACAAGTTGCACCCAGCAATCAACGACCAGCGTTATGGAATGATGATCTGCTGCCGCTGCCCCGGCACGCAGCAGGGGTTGGCATACAAAAACGCTGAGTTCTTCCCCGGCGTTGAGTCAAACTGCCGGAAGACGCCAGCATGAAGCGCCTTCTGATCGAGGTGGCCCAAGCCACCCTAGTCGCCGCCATCATCGGCGCACCGATCTTCTACTTCTTCTTGTTTGTGATGACCCCTTAAAAAAGTTTGCACAGACTTGCAAAAGTCATGTTATAATTGCATCAGCGCAGAACAGATTGTCTGAAGTGCGCAAAACAGGAGAAACAAAATGACCAGCCTTACAACCACCCGCCGCCACATCAAGCAAGCCGCAGCCCAGCGTGAGCAAGAGCAGCGCAGCCAGCAATCCATCACCGCTGCTGACCACTACACCGCCGCTGACCGCGCTACCGCTGACAACTTTGCCGCTGCCGAAATGTTTGCGGAGTTTCTTGCAGAGGAGATTGAAGTGCCTGCTACCCCCAAAGAAGTGCGCGAACTTGTCAAGCACAACGGCAAAGAATACTCGGTGCGCTGCTACAACGGGTGCTGGTCAATCTGCATCCAGTACGAAGCCTTTGATGTATCCACCCGGCACTATGCGTTGGTGGCAACAACATGGCGCATCCGGCAGGTTGACGTTGACGGTCGCCTTGGTCGCGCCATCCTCCGCACGTTGGCAGCAAAGCAGGTGGCAGCATGAACACGATATACGACGCACTCGACGCCCGCATCCTTGACGCGATCCGATCCACGGGTTGCACCACCCTCGATGCCAAGCAGGTTCGCTGCTGGCTCAGTTGCAGCAGCGGGGTTGCCCGCGCTGCGCTTGCCCGGTTGGAACGCGCAGGCTTTTTGGCTGTCGAGCGCCACCACTTAACCGGCTGGCAGAAGGCTGGGCCGGGGTCTGGCAAATCTCCCATCACGCACAAAACCCGGCTTGAGTACCGGGTTACGCATCGCACGGCCCTTGTGCCTGCGACGGTTGAAGATGCGGCCACGCTGATGGCGCAGGTATCTTGACTTTTTACCGCCGCCGGTCGGTCACCGGCACCTACCAACGCCAAAACTGGAGAACCAAACATGGCTGTTTATTTGAAATCAACTGGCGACGCGCACGCCAACGGCGTAAAGATGCTCGAATACGGCCCGTCGGGCGCGGGCAAGACCACCTCGATAAAGACGCTGCCCAACCCCGTAGTGCTGTCAGCAGAGGGTGGTTTGCTGTCCATTCAGGACGCCAACTTGCCCTACATCGAGATCACCAGCATGGCCGATCTTATGGAAGCCTACGAATGGCTGTCGAGCCATGAGGCAAAGCAGTTCCAAAGCGTGGCCCTTGACAGCATCAGCGAGATCGCAGAGGTCTGCCTGAATGCTGAAAAGAAAATCGCAAAAGATCCGCGCCAAGCCTACGGTGCGATGGCGGAACAGATGGCAGATGTAATTAGGGCGTTCCGCGATATTCCTGGTCGCCATGTCCTGATGACCGCCAAACTGGAGAAGACTGCCGACGAGATGGGGCGCATCTTGTACTCGCCTTCGATGCCGGGCAACAAGACGGGGCAGTCGTTGCCCTATTTTTTCGACGAAGTGCTTGCTCTCAGAGTCGAGAAAGACGCCGACGGCGTGAGCCAACGTGCCCTGATGTGCGACTCTGACGGACTTTGGATTGCCAAAGATCGGTCAGGCAAGTTGGCAACGTGGGAAGCACCCGACCTTGGCGAGATCATTCGCAAGATTGGAGGCCAGACATGAGGCCCATGCGCGAGATAGCCGCCGAATGGGCGGCTGAGAAGGAGGTCGAGCGCATCGCGGTCGAGAACCGGCGCCGCCTCGAGGATGAGATGGTCAAGTCATTTGGCTTGCTGCCTGATTTGGATGGCACCGTCAGCAAAGACGTTGATGGCTTTGTGATCAAGATCACCGGACGCATTGACCGAAAAGTTGATGCTGACAAGATTCAGGAGCTGGCGGCGCAGCACGGTCTTGAGTCTCATCTTTCAACCCTCTGCCGGTGGAAGCCGGAGTTGAATCTCAGCGTATGGAAGAACACCAGCCCACAAATCACCTCCCTCTTAGCCCCAGCGATTACCGCGAAACCAGGGCGTCCATCCTTTTCAATCGTTCAAAACAAGGAAGAGAAATGAAACTCGGAGAAACTTTTTCTGCTGCTGAATTGCAGCCATCCACGCCATCCTATGACTTGCTGCCTGCTGGTTGGTACACCGCCATCATCACCGAGGCTGAGGTCAAAAGCACTAAAGCCGGAAACGGCAGCTACATTAAGTGCAGGTATGACATCACCGGCCCATCGTGCCAAGGTCGCGTGGTGTTCTCAAACTTCAACATCCAAAACCCCAGCGTCAAGGCCGAGGAAATTGGCAGGCAGCAATTGGGGGAAATGATGCGTGCGTTGGGTCTGGCATCCGTCAGCGACACCGACGAACTGATCAACGGCCACCTGACCATAAAGGTCGATGTGCGCCCAGCCAGCGGCGATTACGGTGCCCAAAACGAGGTCAAGGGTTGGCGCAGCAACACTGGCAGCCTGCCACCGCAACCTGGCAAGCCCGACGCGCCTGCTAGTGCGCCGGCCAAGGCATCGCCACCGTGGGCTCGTAAGTAAAAAAATGCCCCACTCGCGTAAACGGGTGGGGCCAACTGAATAAAGGAGAGAAGAGGAAATGGAAATTCCCCAACCAGAGAATAACATCTCTAGCCTGATCGACAAGCACCACGAGGCGCAGGCAGCAACTGAGATGCCCCGCCCGCACATGGGTTGCTCCATCGTCGGCCATCCTTGTGACCGCTGGCTGTGGCTGAACTTCCGCTTTGCGGTCAAGCCGACGTTTCCCGGCAGAGTCCTGCGGATGTTTAGAAGGGGTCGCAACGAAGAGGCCACGATCATCGATGATCTGAGGGCCATTGGCATCAAGGTGCGTGCGCTGGAGAGCCAAATGCGGGTTGAGTTTGGCAGTCACTTGTCGGGCAGCATCGACGCCATCCTAGACGCTGGCGTGCCAGGTGCAGTCAAGACCAAGCACGTTGCTGAGTTTAAGACTCATAGCAGCAAGTCGTTTGCTGATGTAGTCAAGCAGGGCGTTGAGAAGTCAAAGCTTGAACACTTTGTGCAGATGCAGTTGTACATGGCGGGAACAGGCATCCACCGCGCTTTGTATGTTGCTGTCAACAAAGACGACGACAGCATCTACACCGAGCGTTTGGCATATGACGCAGCGGTGGCCGAAAAGTACATTGCCCGCGGTCAACGCATCGCGCTGGCTGATCGGATGCCCGAGCCGCTGAGTACCGATCCATCGTGGTACCAGTGCAAGTGGTGCCCAGCTTACTCAATGTGCCATGAAGCCCAGCATACAAAGGAAGTCAACTGCCGCACCTGTGCCCACGCCACCGCCAAGGCCGACAGCACTTGGCATTGCGCCCGCCATGACGCTGATGACATCCCGCTCGAGTGGCAAGTGCAGGGCTGCGAGAGTCACGTCCTGCACCCAGACATGGTGCATTGGAAGCGCAAGGATGGCCCGAATGAATGGACGGCAATTTACGTTGTGGACGGCAAGGACGTAGCCAATGGCGACCCAGACGCGCACATTTACTCCAGCAAAGAACTGCTGGCTAATCCTGCGATGTGCGCGATGGGAGATGTGGAGATTGAGAGGTTGCGGGGAAATGGGGCGAGGGTGGTTGGATGATCGAACTTCGGCCCTACCAGCAGCGCACCATCGACGAGCTGTATGCCTGGTTTGCATTGTGTCTGTCATTCCTATAAAATGGACTGACGGACACAAGGAGCCAACATGAAGTGTGCATTTGATGGGTGTGAGCGTGACGCCGTGGCAAAAGGATATTGCGACAAGCATTACCGCCGAGTGCTTAGGCATGGCAATGCTAATGATTTTGGAAGCAGAAAAGTTGAAGACGGAAACGCTGTTGAAAGATTCCATAAAAAGTATGAGATCAGCGAGTCTGGATGTTGGATATGGACGGCAGGCACAAGGCCAAACAGCAAAGGAGCTGCATATCCAAGGCATTGGACAGACGACGGGCAATCAATTGGTGCTCACCGGTTCTCGTTTGAACTAATGCATGGATCAATACCGAAATTTATGTACGTCTGCCACAAGTGCGATACGCCATTGTGCGTAAACCCAGATCATCTGTTTGTCGGAACGCACCACGACAACATGCGCGATATGGTTGAAAAAAAACGCTCATTTATTGGTCGCGGCGAAAACAAAAAAGGACGCGCAAAACTGACCAATCAACAGGCAGATGAAATTAGAAAAATGGAAATTTCTAATCAAAAACTTGCAATTATGTTTGGCGTTAGCGCATCTTGTATTGGAAGAATTAAACGTGGAGAAAGTTACTAATGCAACTGCGGCAATATCAACGCCGAGCATTAGACATGCTCTACGCATGGTTTGAGAAGAACGCAACAGGCCATCCAGTTTTGAACATGCCTGGCGGGTCTGGCAAGTCAGTTGTGATTGCGTCGCTGGCGAAGGATGCTTTGCAAAACTGGCCGGACACGCGAATTTTGATGTTGGTGCATAGCAAAGAGCTGATCCTGCAAAACGCAGACAAGCTTCGCAAACTGTGGCCGGACGCACCGCTGGGCATTTACAGCGCAAGTGTTGGGCAAAGAAACTTTGGCAACCCGATCACTTATGCAGGCATTGGCTCAGTTGCGAAACGGGCGAAACAACTGGGCCACATAGATTTGTGCATCATTGACGAGGTTCATGCCGTGTCCACGGTAGAAAGTGGCATCTATCGAAAGCTGATAGCCGAGCTGCTTGGCATGAATTCAGCCATGCGAATCGTGGGGTTAAGCGCAAGCCCTTACCGGCTTGGGCATGGAATGATTACCGAAGGGCCGACCGCCATCTTTTCAGAAATACTGGAGCCAGTTGGGATCGAGGAGCTTGTTTTTAAACAGCATTTGGTGCCGTTGCGATCCAAGCTCACAACGCACCGATTGGAAACTGACGGACTGCATAAGCGGCAAGGCGAATACATTGCTTCTGAGATGGAAGCCAAGTTCAACACCGCTGGCCACAATCAATCTGTGGTGGCCGAAATCATTGACAAGGCAAGCAACCGCGCACATTGGCTGATCTTTTGCTCAGGCGTGGCCCATTCTGAAGCGGTAGCTGAGTGCTTGCGTGAGGCTGGCATTGCGGCTGAATCGCTAGACGCTACGCATAGCAAAACCGAGCGCGAACGCAAGTTGGCAGACTTTGAATCTGGCAAGCTACGGGCTTTGTGCAATGTCGGCATCTTGACTACTGGATACGATTTCCCTGCGCTGGACTGCATCGCGTTCTTGCGTGCTACCGCATCCCCTGGTCTGTATCTTCAAATGGCTGTGCGAGGGATGCGCCCCAGCCTTGGCAAAACCGATTGCTTGGTGCTGGACTTTGCAGGCGTCGTCGGCACTCACGGCCCCATTACCTCGGTCACGCCGCCCAAGAAGCAAGGCGACGGCAACGGCGAAGCTCCGGTGAAGGTCTGCGACAACTGCGACGAGCTGTGCCCCATCAGCGCCAAGGTCTGCCCAGCCTGCGGTCACCCGTTCCCCGAGCCGGAGGCAAAGAAGCTCAAGCTGTACCAGGACGACATCATGGGCCTAGACGGCACCGACATGGTTCTGACCGGCTGGAAGTGGCGCGAGCATACTAGTTTGGCAAGCGGCAAAATGATGTTGGCCGTGTCGTACTACGGGCGGCTTTCTGATCCCGCCGTGACTGAATACTTTCCGGTCTTGCATGAGGGTTATGCAGGACAGCGAGCCATGAGGGAGGTCATTAAGATTGCAGACAAGGCAAGAATTGTCGGCATGAATGTAGACAATCTCAGCAGTTTGGCAGCGCAGTTGAGCTGCGGGAAGCCACCGATTCAGATTAAGTATAAAAAGGACGGGAAGTTTTTTAGGGTTTTGAAAAAGGAGTGGGAATAATGCAAACTTATCCTTCAGAAGTTATTAACTGGACAATGCATCAATTGCTTCCAGTTTACAAATTAAAGCCAAGGCCAGTTAATTATTGGACATATGAAAAATGTCTTGAAGATTCAAAAAGGTTTCAAAGTAGGAACCAATGGTCGCGGGGCAATCGAGGTGCGTTTCAAGCTGCATGGCGCAGCGGTTGGATGGATGAAATGATGCCGCCTGGGGGGCGCAAATGATCCATTACCACGGGTTGCCCATCAATCCTGCTACCGCTGCCGTTCGCGCGGTGTTAGGTGGGCACGCTTTTGTGTCTTACAGGCATTCGGGTCAATTGACTTTGGCGTTGGATATTTGCCAAAGTTTTGCGGTAGACAACGGGGCTTTTAGCGCATGGAAAAGCGGTGATCCGGTGCTGGATTGGTCTGAGTATTACGATTGGATCAGAGAGTTGCATCGTTACCCAAATTTTGACTTTGCGGTGATCCCAGATGTGATTGATGGCGATGAAGAAGCAAATGATGCGCTTGTAACTGAATGGCCTTGGCGCAAATCAGCCCCGTGGATTGGCGCACCTGTTTGGCATTTGCACGAATCTTTAGAGCGATTGTCTAAGTTGGTCGCAGAGTTTCCTCGCGTTTGCTTGGGCAGCTCTGCTGAGTACGCGCAGATTGGCACGCCAGCATGGTGGTCGCGCATGGCAGAAACAATGGATGTGGTGTGCGACAAAGAAGGCAGGCCTGCTGCAAAAATTCATGGGTTGAGAATGTTGAACCCAGACGTTTTTACACGGTTTCCATTTGCCAGCGCAGACAGCACTAATGTTGCCAAAAACATAGGAATTGACTCTGCTTGGCGTGGAACCTATACGCCGCCCACAAAAGAAGCAAGAGCTGCCGTCATGCGAGAAAGAATAGAGTCATCTCAATCTTTATGTGTTTGGGATAGGAAAGTTGGTCAGATTCAAAAGAACCTATTTTTAGGAGTGGCATGAAAACTGAACATGAAGAACAACGAGAACTGGTGCAATGGTTTCGCCAGACCTATCCGGCAACGCTTATATTTGCCATCCCCAACGGCGGGGCTAGGTCACCAGCCACCGCTGGACGTCTCAAGGCTGAAGGCGTTGTGAAGGGCGTGCCTGACTTGTTTATACCAGCGTGGGAAACGTGGATTGAGATGAAGCGCACCAAGGGCGGCAGTCTTAGCCCAGAGCAGAACCTGATGCATTTGCACTTGCGAGGTCTGTTTTACAAAGTGCTGGTGGCAAAAGGATTTGAAGATGCAAAACAACAAATTGAGGAACTGAGAAATGAAGTGGATGAAGTGGCATAAGGGCGAACCCCCAGAGGCAGGCTGGTATCCGGCAATGAGAATTAGAGAACGGGGCGGCTGGAACAACGGTTGGAGATGGTGGGACGGCGAGCGATGGAGCTGGCCTGCGTTTCCCCATGAGTCGGCTCAGAAGGCAGGCAAGTGGGCAGCGCAGAAGGAGCCTGCTGGGCATACCCCAGAGATTATGTGGGGAACGCCGCAAGTGATCAATTGAGTAAGTTTAGGAGAATTATCAATGAGCGATAAATACCACCGCACAATGCAGTCAGCATTTGGCCCCTACACATCCAACCAGATTGACGAAGACCCAGACCCTGCTGAGTCGTGGACATTTTGGCTTGCTATTGGCGTCACGATCTTGCTTGCCATCCTGATCATAGGGTTGCTGATATGCTGATCTTCCGCAGAGCCATGCTGGTGGCTATGATGACCGAAGACGCGTTGCCAGAAAAGGCAGAAGGCATTGTGCTGGGTTCTTTGGCCGCGATTGGCTACACCATCCCTACGCCCCTTCCTGTGCCCATTCTTCAAGACGTCGTTGGCCTGACCCTGTACATCCGCAACTATGCAAAACCAATTTGAAGATTGGCAGCGCGAATCGCTGATCCAGTTTGCCCAAGAGGCCCACGAGAAGATCAAGGAGCAGCAGGCCGAGATCGAAGCGTTGCGCTCAGACTTAAAGATGTTGCTGAAGGTGTGGCGTGATCAAATGTCCTGAGTGCGGCAGGCACGCCAAAGTCAAGGAGTCTCGCCCCCGGCTGGATGGACGCTACCGGCGGTTCGAGTGCCAGAGTGGACATCGATGGAGCGTTGTGGAACGCAAATCAGAAACTGACCCTGCTCCTGACAGTACCAAAGATCGTCCTCCTCCTCAAGAGGAGTAGCGCAGCCGGCCAGCAGCAGCAGAATCAGCCGACACACATCTTCAGCGCGGTGGCTCGGACTTCTTCAACCCTGCGCTCCCAGCCTTTGCCAAACGTCGGCCAGGTAGAAAGTCTTTGAAGAAACGCAAGCCGATTGGCTGAGTACTTGTCAATCAACATCTGGGGGTTGGTCAGCAGCACCAGCTTGAGGGTTTGCTCACCGATAGCACCGTCTGCAACGGCTGCAACGGTTGTCTGGAGCCACTTAGCAGCGCGGCTTGCTCCGCTGTTAACGGCAGCATCAAAGACAAGGTAGTCCACGCCAGACGGAAGTTTGTCGGCCTTGACGCGATCCCAGTACATCTCGCGGTACAGCGGCGCGACCTTGGCCGGCGTGAGTGCCTTCATGTTTTCTTCGCTGACCGTGCGGTCAATCCAGTCTTCCCAGACCTCTTGCGTTACGCCGAGATTGGTAACGCCGCCTGGGTCGGACGGGTGGTTTACAAAACCGCCTTCGTGCTTGAGGAGGTGTGCCAGACAAGCATCAAAGTTTTCGCGCATCTTTTTCCTTTGAGCCAATCGAAGAACCAAACCAAAAGTTCAGCATGGTGGCGATCACCGTGCCTAAAAGGAATCCGAGTATGGTGTCGGCAAACCTAACGTTTGACTCTGGGATTATGCTGAACGTAATGAAGCCAATGTAGACGGCAGCGCAGAGTGACCAGAACCCCGTCAGGTACATCGTAAAGCGTTTGCTGAACACGTCTGACTGGGCCAGCGCAGCAACTTGCATGGCCCGAGCGTTTTCGGTGTTCGCGTGCTGAACCCTGATCGTTTCTAGGTCAATCTGCGCCAGTTTCAGTGCGGCGTCTGGATCAGCCGCAACAGCCTGGGTCACCGCCTCAACGGTATCTGCTACTCCCAGGTGCCGAGCAATAGCAGACACAGCAGCACTCCCGGCAGGGCCAGCAACAATGCTTGCCAAAGCAGGGGCAATGTTTCCCAAAAGTCGAAGAAGTTCATTCACTTGTCTGCCTTCCCATCCAGGCGATCAAATATCTTGTTGAGCATTTCTTTGATTTCGTAGATGTCTCGACGGTAGTCTTCTTTCATGACATATGACCGAGGCATCTCTTCGCGCAGTTTAGATAAATCGGCTTTCAATTCTTTGACTGCCGTCCACATTTCTCTGGCAAACCAACCGAGCACGCCCGAGGCTGCAGCAAACGCGAAATTGAGCAGATCTTGTGAGTCCATGGCCGATTACAAGCCCTGACCAGGCGTGATGTATACGGTGGAGGCAGCTGCTGCCAAGCCGCTGAAATACGTGCCCTGATTGAATCGCAGGATGGCGACTGAACTCGGGAGCAAGACAACGGCTGGCGATGGATCGCCAGCAATAGGAGCGACTGCATTGGCTGTTGCCTCTGCTGCGGTTGCGCCAGTGCCGATGAATACGGTGTTGGCCGTCGATGCATTGGTAATGCGGTACTGACCCGCATTCGCGGGGTCGAATTTCGCATAGACAGGGGCTTGGATGCCAGCCGGCGCTGTCGCATCAGCGGCAACAACGATGGTTTCGCCCAGAGGCGAGAAGGCGATTTGCGAATTGTTGCTCATAGCATTGCTCCAATAATCGTCACTGCCGTGATTGGCAGTGCGAGGTTCCAAAAGAAATTATGCGCGTTCCAGACCTTTGGGTCTAGCGCGTTCCACCAGCGCAAGTTCTCGCGCTTGCCGTCGCCAAACTGAGCGATCCAGCGGTACTCAGCCTGGGCCTGCTCGCGCCCAATCCACAACGCAGCGCAGACTGCAGCGCCTGCCCACCAGTTGCCGGTGGTGAGGCCGATGACTGCTTGGAGGCAGAGGCTGATGAGGAGGTGTTCAAGGTTGTTCATCAGATGACAAACCAATTTGTGCCGTCAGAAATTACTCTAAAAACAGCATACGCCGCTGCGGATGAAACGGACGCAGCGCCATCAATGGTTTTTGTACTTGCAGCTTGAGGAATTACCGTTAGCGTATTGACTGCCCCGCCATCTGTCTTTTTAACCGTGTAAATTCTTCCTGCAATGCAATCTGCATCTTGTAGCGTCAGTTGCCTATTCCCACCAGAACAATTTATTAAAAATGCAGTCCTAAACGCGCCACTAGTTGCATTTGATGAAGTGACGGTAGTTCCATATTGCATTGACCCGTTGGTAAGTTTTGGCACATAAATAGTACCATCGCCCAACTGTTCTTCAATAATGCCGTATGTCGTTGCAGAGTTAAATACAACATTTGTAAATGTTCCTGCAAGAGCATTTCCAAGAACAACTAGTTTTGTGACGTTTGCGCTGTTTGCGTAAATAAAATAGTTGTAAAACGAGTCGCGGCATACGTTGCCAATTACATTAAGAGAAGACGCCCTATCGCATTTGATCGCGGTGTACACATCCAAGTCTGGCGAACTTCCGTGGGTGAAGAAGTTCCCTTGAATGTCAAAGGCGTATGTTCTAGCGGCTGTTGGGCCATCCTCAATGTTGATGTCTGCATAGGTGTACGTTGCAGCAACTGCTTCTCTATAATTGGCCTCAAAGAAATTGCTAATGATTGATGCGCTAGAGCAGTCGTACAACCAGATGCCATTACGCCAGCAAATTTGGATTGCGTTACCTTGAATCAAGGCAGTTAAAGTTTCATCCCCAGCGTTAGTTCCGTTCAAATAAATGCCGTGTTGTTCAGACCAATCCAAACGGTTGCCGCTGATTGTCGAACCAACCGCATTATCAGAATGAATGTGATATAACAAAGCGTAGATCATGTAGCATTTGTTAATCTCAAATGCGTAACTGTTTTCGGTTTGGACACTTGTGCTGCATTGCGTGATAAAACAATTTTCAATCGCACATTCACGGATGCAGTTTTCTGCATAAATGCCGATGGTGGTGGTCGTTGTCCACAACCCATAGCTGAGCGTGCCAGACCTGTTCCCAATAATCCCCAAATTGCACACGCGAATTTGCGAGTATTCTCTAGAAAAACCACCCATGTTTATGGCGTTTCCTGTGTGCGTGGGCTTGATGATTGATGTGCTTTGGCTTGCGCCGTAAAACGTAGTGCCTTCCCCAACAACAAGGGCGGCGCTTGTTCTGTATAAGCCAGAAGGCAAATACACCGCAGCGGTGACCACATCGACTTTTGTAGGGATGATGTTTTGCACAACCGTGGCGGCGTAATTCAGCGCAGCTTGAATAGCAGCCGTGTCGTCAGTCACCCCGTCGCCTACAGCCCCAAAGTCCTTCACGCTCACCGACTCGCGCAGCTTAGCCTGTACGGTGGTGACGACAGCGCCTGCGCCTGCTGGGTCATAAACCACGCCAGCAGCATTTAGGTAATTTCCCTCTGGGAAGTTGTAGACCATTGATCCCTTGCTATCCTGCACCAAGATGCTGAAGTCAATGCCGTCAACGTAGACCTGAGCTGGCGTTCCTGCGCGTGAAATGTAGCCATTGAGCGTGCGCAACGGTTGCGCGGCAACGATGGTCAGTGCGTCGTCGTAGTAGGCCGCGACAGGGTTGGTCTGTGGGTTCAGGTTCGGCTCGCCGATCCAGACGTAGCCGTTCTCCAGTGGCTGCCCATCGCGGTCTTGGAAGACTGGGAACGGGACTTGGATAGAGAGTGCGGACATTACTGGTTCTCCTGAATGATAGATTGTCGGTCAAGGCTGCACGGGCGGCAATGCGTTGAGGGCTTCATTGATTTTTGCTCTGGTGCGTCCTTCCCGACGCATCTTGATGATCTGACGCAGACCAGAAGCAACCGGCAAAGGCAGCCCCGTGAGAGCCCCGGTAGCGCCAGCTTCTGCGATGGCTGCCATGAGCGTGCCTGCAGTGCCCGAGCTGTTGACCAACGTACCTGGCGGAACGGTGGTGACGTAACGCACCACGTCATCTAGATCGCGGACGATCTGAGCATTCTGTCTGCCGAGGATAACGTCCAGTCGACCATTGGCATCGAGTGCTTGGACGGACTGATGCAGCTTGGCCGGGGAGACCATCGGGCGGTCTTGCGAGTCCATGCCCATGCCCTTAGTCGCCTCGTCGCGCAAGTGGCGCACAGTGGCTCCTTGCAGCTCTTTGAAGGCCTGCTGTCCGTCATTGCCGCTAGTCATCAAAACACGCTTCAGAAAGGTTATCTCTTCAGGCGCAGCATTCAAAATTGACTTGCGGAAAACCTGGTCGGCTGCGACCATAGGATCTTCCATGCCTTTGCGATTCTTGATCAGGCGGGCGACGATGGCGCGATTCTCAAATTTGCGGGCCTGTTCAATGCGAGTCTGGCGAGCCTTTTTGTAGAGGTCGCCGCCCAGGCCTTCGGTCTCAGCGTCAAAGACCCGACGCAGTGAACCGCCGTGAAATTGGTCGGCACCTTCAAAGCCTGCGCGTTGGAAAGTCTGACGCAGACTTTCTGCCTGCTTGAGCGTGATGGGCTGTACGACCAGGTTGCCAGACTCGTCTGGGATGGCAGCACCAATGGCCAATGCTTTTGCCCGTGCTGCTCTGAGTACCGGTGCCAGATCGCCTTCTGGGATGTTCTCATTGATATAGTTCACCACAGAGCTGAGCGTGACATTCTCTTCTAGCTCGCCTTTGTTTTCGGCTGCTTTGTAGGCTGCACGGGTTCTGTTCTTGGCTGCCGTGAGCCCTTCTGTCAGCGACTTGACGACTGCGCCACCAGTCGCGGAAAGATCCGCCAGTTGTGCGTCGGTCATATCCACCAATGCGTCGAAGTTCTGCAGGGCCTGAAGATTGTTCTCTTCTGCCCGCTGACGCAGTGGCCCGCCGAGATCGCTCTTGATCTGCTCTTTCTCGAAGGCCAGTTGCTGAGCATCCCGAGTGGCCGCTCCTCTCGTTAGCGTGACCGGCACTGGCAAGCCCTCGGCCGTGGTGGTGCGCTGCAATGCCTCTGGGGTGGCGGCCGCGCCTGCGGCTGTGCGGGCTCCGGTGGCCGTCACTGGTGCGGCTGGGGCCTCCATACCCAAAGTCTCGCGCACGGCCGTCGTGGCCGCTTGGACAGGCCTGGCGATGGCTTGGCCTGTTGCCATGGCTGCTTGCTGTGCAGCTGCTGTGCCACGTTGGGCCGTGGCTTGCACGATCGGAGTGGCAGTGCGTGCCGCTTGCAGAGCCATGCCTGGCGATGCGATCACCGGCAGGACTGGTGGCAGGACGTTGGACAATACCTGTCCGACTGCCTGCACCTGCTCTTGGCCTGCTTGAGTGCGCGGCTGATAGGTGAGGGCTTGGGCACCTTTAGCTGCTGCCTGTTCAACAGCATTGGCTGCTTCTGGCGTACCGAATTGACCAGACAAGATCTGTTGAGCTAAACCCACTCCGGTGCCAGCGATCGTTCCAAGCGTCCCGCCGATGGCACCCGTTCCCAGCGTCAAGGCAGTTTCGCCCGCGCCTATGAGCTGCTGTCCGATGCTCGGCTCTTGCGGCGGCCGCACAATTTGCTGCTGCGTGACTGCCGTGGTTTCCTCTGACTTGGCGAGCTGGTACGCCTGCGCCACAGTGTCGAATTCAGGCGTTCCGCGCTTTGCGGAATTCTGGACAATCCAGGCTGCGTATTCGTCGGCCGATGCCATTTATTGACCCCTGCTGAGGATGGCGTCTGCCCGTGCGCGAACGTTGTCTAGCGGGGCTGCTGCCGGTGTCGTCGGGGTGTCTGTCGTCGGAATCCGTGAAACTGACTCTTGACGTCTTTCTTCTGCGATCTGTTCTGGAGATCGGTACTTTTTAGAGACATCGCCGACAATGCGCTGAGCAAAGTCGTTGAAGGTCTCGCCAGGCTTGGTGGCGTAATCACCAGCGACAAAAGTGCTCTTGGCACGGGTCAACAAGCCATTATTTTGAGAAAGCCAATCTGTTTTGGCGTTGTTGATTGAAGAATCAATGTCTTGCAGCTTTGCAGTCCCGCGCAAGAATGATGCAAGTGTTGCAGCATTTGCAGTTTCGGGCGGTATGCCTTTCAGTGCTAATTCAATGTCTTTGTCCGTCGCAACACCTGGCGGCAATGACTTAATCGCCACTGAGTTTCTAACTCGGGTGTAATCATTGCGAATCTGAGTCCACGCATCTTGCTGGCCCAATTGGGTTGCAAACCATTCTGACGCTGAGGTGAGTCTACCCTTACCACCTTGTGCGGCTTCGATGCGACTAGCAAGATCGAGATATTGTGTTGCCGCTTGCTTTGAAACCGCCGCAGCTGTTGCCGATTCGTTAATGAGTTTTCTGGAGCCCTCTGGAAGATCGGTAAGGCGTGCTTGAATGCTCGACAATTTTTCAGCGACCGTTGCCTGCGTGGCCTGCACATCCAGATTCAGCTTAGCGGCCCGGTTGCTGATCTCGTTATTTATGTTCTTGATCTGTGCGCCGGTCAGGTTCAGGCTGGCTTGTGCCAATGGGCCTGCATATTGAGCGTCGATTTTAGCCTTGCTTGCTTGCGCCTCGAGCAGTTCCAATCGTGCTGCCTCAGCCTGCTCTGCATTGTTGGCCTGCGCCAGTTTTATGCGGGCATCTGACACTGCTGCTTCAGATTCTGCTTTGGACTTGGTCTCTACGCTCGGTGCTGTAGCCGCAGTGGTTCTGGCCTTTACTGACTTCTCGAAGCGATCTGGATCAATGGCGGTCAGTGCCAAGTTGACCCCAGACTGAGCGCCTTTGATGTTGCCGCTTTGCAAGGCGGTCAAGACGTCCTCATAAATCTTGGTCGGCTCACCTGAGTTTTTCTTGGCATCGATGATGATTTGCAGACGAGACATTGCGATGTCTGGTGCGCCATTTTCAAGGGCATTAGATATCTCGAAGCCCTGCGTGAACTCTGTGTTTACACGCTCTTCACCGGCCGCTTTACGCACATCGCCAAAGGCTTCGCGGAACTGCGGATACTTGGCGATCATGCCAGCCCACGCCCTTTGGGAGCCATCGGTCTGAGCCGCTTGCAAGTCGTCGGAGAATTGCTGCTTGATCTGATCGGCCTGTTGGCGCTTTTGGCGATCTGCCAAGACTTGACCGAACTCGGCAAACTGCTGCCCAAGATTGACTTGGGGAGTCATCGCCATGTAATTGGTCGGGGCTTGTAGTGGATTGATGGCCATGTTTTTGCCTTAGAAAGATGCTGCCACTTTTCCAATGGAAAGCAGGTCGCCAAATGCTCCGCGCGCAACATTACCCTTCGCCAGTTGGCCACCCGCTGTGGCTGCACCTTGGTTCGCCAAGAGATTTCCGACGTTGGTGGCTTGGCCTGTCAATAGGTTTCCGATGTTGCTTGCTCGGCCTGTCAAGAGGTTTCCAATGTTGGTAGCTCGACCTGTCAAGAGGTTTCCGATGTCACTGGCAGATTCAAGTCCTGCTAACCCTTGACCAGATGCCGAGGCTTGGCCCAGACTGACAAGATCGCCAGTCACACCGAGACCTGCGCCTGCGATGCCTCCGAGCCTCCCGTATTGCTGCTCAATCAATGAGTTGAGAACCTGGGGGCGGAACTGAGCTAGGGCTGCTTGCACGTTGCCGCCACGCAGGCCACCGGTGGCCGATGCGTTTTGCAGGATGGCATTCTCGCCTTGCTGTTGCAGGGCTTGAAATTGTGGACTTGATTCCAGTGCTGCGATGGCTTGCTGCTGGGCTGCTGGGCCTTGTAGACCGATCAAGGCTTGCTGCTGGCCGAAAGCCTGCTGGCCTGCTTGCTCATAGGGGGCTAGACGACCAATCGCACCAGACCCCGCCTGGACATACGGGGCCATCAAATTCACCAGATCACTGAATCGCCTTTGCTGCTCCTCAATGCCTGCCTGGGTTGATCTTTGCTGCTCTTCAATGCCGGCTTGGGTAGATGTCTGCTGCTCAACAATGCCAGCCTGAGCTGCCCTTTGTTGCTCCTCAATACCCGCCTGGGCTGCGGCGGCTTGGGTTGCGGCTGCTCTGCCTGCGGCCTTGGCCGATTGCTTTGCGCCGGTAACGCCGCCCACCACGCTACCGATAGCGTCGCCAACAAAACTCATTTTGAACTCCAATCCAGCCGGGTCATACCCAGCACATAAACGTCCTTGAGCACGCCACCTTGCATGCACGCTGCACGCCTGCGGCCTTCTTCTTTGAAGCCGAGTTTGAGGCAGTAGTTTTTGGCTGCCTCCAGGCCTTCAATGATGTAGGCGGTCACGCGCTGGATGGGCTGCGAAAATGCCCACTCCAAGCAAGCCATGCCAAGCTCGCGTGAGTGCTTGAGAACCGATCGCTTCAAAAGCGCATGCAATTCAATCTCGATGGGAGAAAAGCGAATGGCCATGAAAGCACCAGCGAAGGTGTCGCCGACCCAAGCCGACAGGTAGGTGACGGCTGGATGGTCAATGGGGGCAGCTGGTCGATGGTCGTGGCCGACCTTGAGGATGTACGGATCAGAATAGACCTCAAGCAAGTGGCCTTTCGTGATTCCTTCCGTTACAGCCAGCATCGTCGGCGACTCCTGTTGAGGGGAAGCTGCTGGCGGCTCGGGTGACTCAGCGGATTTATTTTAACACATCCTGATTAATCTTCGTACTCGCGGTCTTCCCACGCCTGACACACCCGCATGTCGTTGCAGATGAAGTTCAATTTTTCGCAACGACCACGGAACCCTGCCCCCTTGTCATAGGTCGCCAACGGTATGCGCTCAATTCGCACTTGGGTCATGAGGCTGTTGTCGTAATACTCACAATTGGAGCAATGCTTGCGACGTGCATCTTTCTCGTCGCACTGCATGGCATCAGCCAAACCAGCGTAGAAATCCTTGTTCGCGCCTGGCTCGTTGGTTGGCACTTCAGGGCCATAGTTCCAGTCCTGCACCGCCACGGCATAGTTCTTCTTGTTCTCGGATGTGCTGATGAATTCCTCTTCCATCGGCAGGCCCATGAAGCCCTTCGGCATCACCATGAATTCTTTCATGCTGTTCTCCTTATACGATTTCACGGCCAGAGGCACGGATGGTCAGCGAGGTGGCTGCTCCGGCAATGGTACTGATGAAGCCGCCAGACTCCAGCGCCTGGCCGACCAGCTCGGGGCAGGTGTAGCACTCATCGGCTGCGATGCTGCGGGTGTCTAGGATCAAGTTGGATGCCGCTGCACTGCCGCCACTGGTCACCAGATTGACGCTGAACGTCACGTTGCCTGCTGTGGTGTTGGTGACGGTGAACTTGTCGATGATGGTCTTGCAGTTCGTCGCGGTGTACTGCGTCGTTTGCGTGTTCTCGGCCTGCTTGGCCGGGATGAGGACTTTTACGGTGACGGTCATGGCAGCACTCCAAAATGAATTGACTCGACTTCTTCCACCGTGGTGGCGGCATCTACTTGAGCCACCAAGGTTGATTCTCTCTCATACAACGGCAACACCTGCGCTGCGATCTCAAGCGCGATCTGCTCGAGCTGCGCCAGCGTGTAGACCGAATAGACGCCGTTGACATCCTTGTAGCCGCACTCGGCGGGTTGGCCTGCGGCTGCGGCCAGTTGCGTCACTTGAATGGCGATGCTGAGTTTGTTGTTGTCCGACTCTGTGGAGCCAAACACACCCAGCGTAGTGGTCTTGTCAGCGTACATTGCAACGCTGCGAGCAGAGGCGATCTCAGCCTTCTTCTTGACTTTGGCCTTGTCCAGATCAGGCAGGATGATGTCTGGCGTAACGATGCCGCCAAACAGTTTGCAGTTGGCGTCAGCGACCAACAGACCCTCTGCCGTGGCAACTAGGCCCGTGGTGATCGCGGTGTGAATCTGAACAGAGAAACGATCGACAGGACGATCTTTGTCTGTTGCGCGGTCTGCGCTGATGAATGACGACACCGTAGCGAACAGGTTATCCTGCGCGTCAATGATGACCGAGTTAACTCGGTGGTATTCGTAAACGACGCCCTGCGCGTTGGTGAGTTGTTTTGTGATTGCCATTAGACGATCAATCCTAAGTTAAGCAACGCTGTGCGGAGCGCATTGACAAGTGTGATGGCAGTAGCCAAATTGGTGGCAACAGGTGCGCTGGCTTGTTGGTTTACTGGAACTGTTCCGTAAAACCCAAGCTGCGGGTCACCTGCTGTGGTAGCCGTCAGTTGAATGACTGTGCCGCCAAAGTCGGTATCAAAGAACATTTGACCGTTACCCAACGGCCCACCAAGGGCGATAAATTGAAAATCACCGCCGACGTCGTTATTTGAGAAGCCAGATTGCATAAGAAAGCCGCCACCTATTCCGGTGTCGGACGATCCAGCGTTCATAGTAAATCCACCGCCTGAACCTGCTCCTGTTGCAATCCCGGCGTTCATATTAAACCCACCACCACTACCACTACCAGTGCCGTTGCCAGAAGTAAACTCGGTATTGCCGCCGCTTACTGATCCATCCCCCGCAATAAAACTAAAACTTCCCCCAGTTGCTCCGGAACCGCCGCCAAAAAAATTAAACCCGCCGCCTGTGCCCGTACCAAGGGCTGCGCCGCCGTTAAACTGCAAACCGCCCCCCGCGCCGTTTGTTGCGCTGGCGTTTTTGCCTAGAAGCCGCAAGGTTCCTGCAACAGTAGCGCCAGTAGGCGCAAGGGTTTCAATGGTCGTGGTCGCCCCCGCAGGGCCAACGGTGAAGGTGTTGGTTCCTGTAACGTAGGTAAAGTTGGCGCTGCCGCCAAAAACGCCAGCGTTGTTGAACTGTACTGAGGTAGTCGGAGAAGCAGGTGTGACAGCAGGAGGTGCGGAAAACGGAGGAGCAGATTGCAACGCTTGAATCTGCTTGCCAAGTTCAGCGAGATAAGACAGAACCTCTGCTTGTCCATTAAGGGCTACAACTTGGGCCAAGGCATCAATCTGGGCCAGCGCCTCATTTGCCGTGGCCTGAGCCGTGCCTGCCGAGATGCTGATCTCGTTGACTACATCCGGTGCGATCTCATCCACGGTGGCAAACAGCAGCTCAAACTGCCTGATCTGTTGCTGATCTGTCAGGAAGGTGGCGAGCTGGTCTCGCGTGAGATTGAGCTTTCGTGATGTTGGTGCGGTGGCCATAGTCAATACGCCAGTGCTTCAATTTGTGCTTCGAGGCGAATGAATGAGATGTGCGCGTCGCTGTCGCCTCGGAAACGCTGGATGCGCCAGTTACGCATATGCCCCTGCTGGAACCATGCAAGGCGCTTGGAGGTGCTTCCGATGGTGCCGACTGCGATGCTCTTGTCTTGGCTCCATGCAAGCCCATCTACGCTGTAGCTGGTGCTTATCTGCGGTTCAGTGCCGAGCGCAACGCTACCGGTCAAGCTGACCAGCTCCAAGCGGTTGAAGATCGCGCCGTTGCTTTCGTTGTAGAGGATGAGCGT